CCGCATTGGCATTAGCCTCCGCAATGGCCCGGGCATTGGCAGCATTGAAGTTGGAGCCATACACATCCGCAGCATAGGAGCTGTACGGATTGAGCAAGCCCTGAACAAACTGATTGCTGAGAGCGCCGGAACTGAACCCAGTACCCTGCCCAAAGAGAGCCTGATTCAAGCCCACATTGGAGGTCTGCATTCCGTACTGCTGGCCCAAAAGGGCAGCGAAAGGATTGAACGTAGCAGCCTGCGCCGCCCCAATCCCCCCATAGACGTTCTGCATCGACTGCTGGACGTTGGCGCGGGCTTCGTTCTGCCGCTGACGAGCAAGGGCGTCACGATTGAGCACCTCCGCCGCCATACCGCTCATATCCATCTCCCGCCCACGGGCCAAGGAAGCCTCACGGGCCGACTGCTGGGCCATACGGATATCCTCCGCGCTCAAACGCCCGGCACCCTGCAACCGCTCAAGGTCCGTAGCCAACATCCCCGTAGCCGCAGGCAGATAGGTGCCAAGGGTCGAATAAAGCTCAGGATTGGCCGCACGCTGGGCTTCCATCGCAGCCTGACTGAGGCGCTGAACATCGCCAATATTAGCCTCCCGTTGAGCCCGATTCGCGGCAATCGTCTGCTCCGAGGCAATGCGGGTAAGCTCGGGATTGTAAGCCCCAACCTGCCCCAGAAGGTTCTGGAAAGACTGGATGTCGGCCATCCCCGGCTGTCCGCCCAGCATCCCGTAGGACGACAGGGTGCTGCCAGCAATCTCCCGCATCGCGGGCGTGCTGATGCGACCTTCCCGTAGGATTTCTCGATTTAAGCCGGGATCGCGAACTGTAATTGGAGTAGCCACGGGGAATGTAAGTGAGATGTTACCACCAGAAGGGGGTTGAGTCGTTGTTGGACCGGGGGTCGGATTCGGCGGCAACACCACAATCGCCCTGCATTGACCATCCGGTCCACGCTCTTGCCCTATTGGGCATTCGGTTCTAATGACTTCACATTGTCCGGTGGTAGGATTCCGAGTTTGTCCCGCAGGACATTGTTCATCCGGAATAGGCTCGCATTGACCTGTAGTTGCATTGCGCTGCTGACCAGCAGGACAAGCTTGAACGGTTGGCTCGCATTGACCGGTAGTTGGATTGCGAGTCTGTCCAATTGGGCACGCTGTATTTCTCGGCTGACCCGGCCATATCACCCTTCCGGGGCCGCGATTCATCCAATCGTCGTCAGGATTAGTCCCCGGAGGTCCGTTGGTTCCCGTAGGAACTAAAACCCACGTTCCATCTTTCTTGTCCCATTTTTGGCCCGGAGGCACATTGCCCGGAGGGGGTGTCTTCGGAACCGGAATCCAAATACCGTTATGCAGCTCCCACTCCGTGTTTTCAGGAGGTTCTTGCTCGGGTTTAGGATTGGAAGTTTCTGGCGTGGTAGTTGATGTTGTGCTGGTTGTAGAACCGCTCTTTGGCACCATTACCCAGACTCCGGGCTGAATTTCTTGCAGCTCGTTTTCTTCAGTCGCAGTTCCCGTGCTAGTAGTTGAGCTGGTTCCGGTTGTAGAGCCAGCTCCTGCACTTGAACCAGTTCCAGTAGTACCGGCTCCAGCCGAAGAACCAGCCCCCGGTAATCCACCTGAGCCGCTAAGTCCACCGCCCAAAACAGCGCCAGCAATCGTTAATCCAGCGGCTACGCCGGGGCTTACGGGTAGAGGAATTACAATCGGTATGCTGCTTCGGGCTTGAGCCTGCTGGATAGCTGCAATGCGAGCTGCTAGCGCAGCGTCCTTATCCATCAACTCAAACTGATACTCTACTTGCCGAAGAGCCCAACCGGCCAACTGATCAAGCTCGGCCTTGTCGTATGCCGCTATTTCAAGCTTTCCCTGTTTTGTTCGTAATTGATTTCTGCGCGCAAGCTCCTCGTTGTAGATGCGGGCGTAGATGGAGTCGTCGTCGATTGGCTCGGCCACCCGGCGACCGATATTGGCCGTTCCTAGTGCATTCGCAGCTACGCTACCTGCTCCAACCACAGGAGGAGTAAAGGCAAACGACCCAAGTGCTTCGCCCAAAGGCATTCCTCCTCCACGCAGTCTGTCCGCCCCTATGACAAAGGGGTCCATCATCGACGGCCCCCCGCCATCTGCCTCCATCAAATACCGTGACTCCTCAGCCATTAGGCGAACTTAGTCTGGCTGGCAAATGCGGTGAAGGTGGCGGAAGCAGTCTTGAAGATGGTGATGGTGTAGATGTCTACGCTGTTGGCGTTACCCGCTGTAGGAGCCGTTCCGCCCGCCCACTTTGGGGTCACGGAAGACCCGTCAATCTGAAAGGCAGACTGGTAGTAAGCCGTGCCGCCCTGCGTAGCCAAGACGGCAAAGCTAATCGAATCACCCGTCGCCATCACGTTGTTCAGGGTGGTCGAACCATCACCACGCACGTTCAGGGTCCAATTAGCGGAGGCATTGGCCGTGTAGTAGACCACCCCGCCGTCCAAAACATTGAAATTGACCGTACCCGTCAGCGCAGAACCCGAAATGGTGGCCTTTTCAATGACTTCGTACACCGAGCTAGTGCCAGACGCGGAAAGGGTCGTAAAAGCCCCCGTAGAGGCCGTAGTGGAGCCAATAGGGGTGTTCTGGATGGACGTAGCCGTCAAAGCCCCGCCAGAAGTCCAAGTCGGGCCTCCGGTAGATAGCTTGGCCGTAGTAATGCCCCCGTCCTTGACGATGATAGCCCCGGAAGAAAGCTGGGTCGTAGCTCCATCAACAGCGCCAGACGCAAAGGTGGCATTATCCACGAGATTATTCAGCGTGGTGGCCGTAGGAGCGTCGTTGGTGGCAAACGTGGTGCCTTTAGAAAGGACAGACATATTAGGAAGCCTGTGAAATGGCTGGGTTGGTGATCATCGCCTGCACCTTTACGGCACGCAGCTTTGGTCGCCCATTCGTGGGGGTGACTGTCATCTGAATGCCGTAGCCGCGCTTGTTTCCAATTCTACCACGCAGCGACGCATCTTCGGCTACCTCCAAATTGGAGCCAAGGAGGCTTGAGAGAGAGCCAAGATCAATAGTGGAATCGGGATTCTCCACTTCCGCCGAGAACGTCGCGTTCGATGACTCCGAAGCAGAGCTTTCAATATGGAACTCATAGGAATTGAACTTCTTACGATCCATCATCTTGTAGTTGTACTGACGGGTCGTAACGCTGCTAGAGATGGGGTAGATCGTGGCCGAAACCCCGGCAAACAGGGACAGATTGTCATTCCCATCCTCGCGGGAGTCCACGATGTGAATCGAGCCATTCGGGCTGACGGTGTAAAGCGAGGCCAGCCCGCTGTTTTCAGCCACCACGAAGTTGTCGATCTCCCAGCCCGTCTGACCCGTCGTATCCAACGACTCCCAGCCCTGATTCAGGAAGTTGTAGATCAGGATGGCGTTGTTGGTCGTAGAGGCATCCAACGGCACCGCAATGTAGTAGCGGTTATTGAAGTAGGCTGCGACTGCCTTGTAGGCGTAGTCCACGTTAATCCGCTTGATCGTAGCCGCAATGGATTCCGACAAGGGTACGCCTGCACCTCTTAGGTTATAAAGGTCACCAAAGGCCGCAGCGTATACCCCATTGTCGGAGAGGAACAGCACCTGATTGCCGACTTGGAGGATGGACTTCCGCGCCACGCATCCAATTTCGGACGTAATCATCTGAACGGACGTATCGCTCACCGCCCCGTTTACCCCACGGATCAGGTGGATGGAGTTGCGGTTGAAGACGAGGAGGTTGTCCTCCGCAAACCCTTGGAAGCCCACCACGTAATCCGCAATGCCAGCCGTGATTCGGTACTGGTTTTGGATGCGGTCGTAGGTGTCGCTGTCAAGGATGTCGGAGGCGATGATCTCATCCCTGACATTCCTGTCATTATACGACCCGCTAGCAGGTTCGTACCAATACGGAACCCACAAGCGACGTTGATGGTAATAACCCCATCCGGGAGCGGGCATATGGATGAAGCCCTTACCCGCGCTCACCTTCTTGGAAACTACGATGCGATCAGACGACACGTCGGGAACTTGAGCCAGAAAGGTAAAGCTATTGGCTCCCGGAACGGTATTAACCGTATACTTGAAATCGCCTTCTTGCAGCTCTGAACTACCACGGTCGATCACGTAGACCAAATCACCGACTGAAAGCCCGTGAGCGGTTGCCGTAATGGTCACCAGACCATCCGTGATGGAAGCATTCCCTGCCGCATCGAAATAGGTGGGCTGGGTGTAGACGCCACCCGCCACAGCCGCGAAGGCAGGACTGCCAGAAAGGTCTCCATTCCACTCCAACGCCGCCTCTCCTTCCCGAAAGAGGAACACCTTGTCAAAAACTTGAAGGAGTTCCACGGACCGAGAAAGGCTGACTCCAGCCGGATACGCAATGGTCGTGGACGACCCGCCAGTCACCGGAGTGGCGATGGCATTACTATCCGTCGCTCGGATGATGTAGTTGGAATTGTCGCTGGTAGGGTCGGAGAAAAGGCACGACCCATACACCCCAGTAGCCCCCGCACTACCCAGCTTAGGCGGACCAGCCGTAGCGCCGGTAACGGTGTAGGTCTCACTACCAGTAGCCCCAGCCAACGTAAAAGTGAACTGGGTGGTGCTGACGAACGTAATCAGCCGATTGCCATTGGGGTCAACCGTACCCGTGATCCCGGCAATGTTCACCAATGTGCTGTTGGTGAAGGCATTCGTAGCCGTATTAACCGTTACGGTGGTTCCTGAGCGGCTAGCTGAGGAAATATTGACGCTCCCGTAGAGCTTCCAGACTGCCGGGGATGTGATTCGGATAGACTCGGTATTTGCCGTCAGGGTGGGACCAAAGCTCTCCAGCCCCTTACGGGTCTGCCAAGCACCGTCTAAGTCCATCCGGCCATTAAGGCTGGACGCTACCTCCCCGCCCTTCAACTGGTCGGGACGGAGGCGGTTATTGACCCGTGCAAACCCCACATCGCCATCATCAACGATGTTGGTGTCGAGCTTACCGTAGCTGAAATAACGGGCCATTATTGGAAGAGATAACGGATTCGGACAATACCATCCTGACCGCTGCCAAAGCCTACGTCGTCATAACCACCACCCCATCCGCCATTGCCGGAATTTGCCACTACCTCTGGTAGGGCATAGGCCACAGAGTCATCAACGCCAAATCCGCCTGCTGCAAATTGAGCATACGTCCCAGTAGAGGAAATGATGTCCGCAGTACGACCGGAACCTCCATCAGGTACGCTGCCAGCAGAACCAGCTCCACCACCACCACCGTCAAATCCACCGCCAGACCAATCTCCACCCTTGTTTCCATAGCCTCCGCTGGCGCTAGAAGGCTGCAAAGCAGCAGCACCGTTTTGATCCACGCCACCACCTCCGCTTCCGCCCGAAAAGTTAGGCGATCCGCCTCCAAGAGCGGTCAATCCACCAAAAAGGGTATTGCTCCCAGAGGCACCGGCATTTCCTCCAGAGCCTACAGTCACCGCAAAGCTTCCAGTAGATAGAGACAGGCTGGATCGGTAAATGTATCCACCTGCGCCGCCACCGCCAAATGTACCACCGCCGCCACCACCAACCATCATCACTTGAAGCGTAGCCCCTACTGGATAGTTGGTGATGGAAAAGGTACCGCTAGAGGTGAACTGGTGAATCTTGTAGTTGGCGTTTGTGGGGTCGGTATAAACCGTTCCGCCAGTAGCCGCGATAAAACCACCAGCAGGCGCACCGCTTCGGAAAGCCCCAAACGCCCGCAAAGAGGCAGCACCAACTGTGGACAGGACAGGCATACACCTATCCTACCACTTACCGCCGCTTCCGCTTGAAATCCGTACCCTTAATCGTGCCCTTATTGGCGGCAGCGTAGAACACCCGCTGGCCCTTCTCCTTACCGTACTCGGCCTGCATCGAGGCCATAATCTTCTTCCCCTTCTTGGTGAGGGGCATAATTACCGCTTCTTGCGGGAAGTACCGTAATTACGAGTCTTCATAGAGCCGTATTCCATCATACGCTCCTTCTTGGACTCGTTCTTTTCGTGACCTTTGCGATGCTTACAACAGGATGATTTCTTCATAGGATTAACAGGACCAAAGCACCTTACGCGCCCAGTAGTTGGCAGAGAGCTTGCCTTCCCCTCCCTTAATCCCACCGGAACGGGCGCAATAGGACTTACGGCGCTCCTTGGAGCGGTGCTGGGTAAAGTCCTTCATCGAGCTATCACCGAAATGGACGATCCTCTCTTGTCCATTCGCACAAGCCTTCACCACCTTCTTCTTCCCCGCCCTCCAGCTCTTCATCGGCTGGTTGCAGGGCATATCCGCCTTCTTCACTTGGCCTCCCTCCGCCATTTCCAGAGTAGGTATGCAATTCCTAGAAGGGTAGCCACCAAGCCAGCAACTTGATTCACCTGAGAGAGGGTGATGGACGCCACAGCGGGTGTCCCGGCAACGATGTAGTCCTTGGCTTGGAGCATCTGGCCTATCCTACCACGACTTTTTCTCCGCTTCTGCCAAAGCGTGAAGCACTTCCGAGGTGAAGTTGGGGGCAAACTGAGCCGCCGCCTTAAACTCGGGGTGCTTCAGGAACCTGTCCACCTGCCCCGTGGTGTAGCACCCGGAGAGGGCAAGAAGGGCTAGGACACACAGAAGGCCCTTTGCGGGCCTCTGTAATGGCTTTATCAATGGCATTGTGGGTTTGGGCTACCCTGATGCGCTCCACCTCGGTAAGTAGCCTAGAAATGAAAGGAATGGCCTTTCCTAGGGCTACTATGAGGGAGGCCAGCTCAATCACGTAAGATAGGGGTCGGGAGCGAGGATCACCGCAGGGTCCAGACCGAGCTGCTGGCACATACCCACAATGGTCGGATTGGTGTTCCAAAACCAAGCGAAGTTGTTCCAGAGGTAAGCCTGATCCTCGGGCAAGCCGTTAGTCAGGGTGATGAGGTCATTGAGCTTCCCAGCAGCCAGCACTCGGCTCACGATGGTGTCCTTGGACACCCGGTAAGGCTGCGGGGGAGGGAGGGGCTTCACTACCCACCCGCAGTTCTCCCACACCGGAGGCTGCTGCGTAGCGAGATCATAGGACGGCGGCGGCGTTTCCACCCAGCCCTTGCGTTCTAGGTTGGCGATGGTCTGCGGGTCGGTCTCCGAACGCAAAGCGCAGTCAAGAGTCAAGTAAGTGGGCATAGGTCAGGAGCAGGCGAGTTTGAATGAAAAGCCCATTGCGTGCTCTCATCAGCTTGCCGTGTAGCTGATTTCCACACCCAGCAGCCGGGCGTCTGCGCCAAGGGTGTCGCCACCGGCATCCGCGTCACGGTAAACTTGGAAGATGACCGGATTGCCAGAAGCCGCCGTACCACCAAGGGTGATGGCGGATGTGGCCGGGGAGATGTCCACGTCGTTCGTGGCCGTCAGGGTATCGGTGGCCGTTTGCGCCGTGCCCAGCGCCTGATCGAGCGCATCGTCATTGGCATAGGCTCGGCCCTGCAAGCCCCACACCACATTGCCAGAACCCGTGGAGGCCGTCCAATGGAACTTGGCTGTGACGGTCCCAGCGTTCCAGTTATTGGGCATCACGATCATCGCCTGCGCGAACTCATCCGTACCAGCGTCGAAGAGCAGTTCGTCCGTGTTGATCTTGTTGGTCGATTGCTCGCGGGAGTCGATGCCAGCGCCGGTCGTCGTGCGGGGAATCCACGCGGAGGCGGGAATCCAGATGTTGGTTGGAACGGCACTCACCGCTGCCCACGCCGGATTTGCACCTGTGCCGTTGGTCTTCAGGTAATGCCCGCTGGTCCCTGCGCCCAACCGTGTCCACGTAGAAGCCCCGCGATAGAGGATGTCGCCTTGCGCCGGGGACGTAATCAGAACGTCGTGCAGCTCCTCCAGCTCAAAGCCGTTGAGGATATCGACGTAGATGATGCCAGCCCCAGCCGAGGACTTGATGCAGTAGCCGATACGAACCCCGTGCGCGGGCTGCGTGGGACGGACGTTCGTAATGTCGCCAGACGACGTAGAAGACAGCCACAGCACATCGCCTTCCGTGAAGGCAATGGTGTTTACGCCGGTGAGCAGACCCGCTGTGATAATGAACCCAGAGCTGTTGTTGCTGATGGACTCAGCCGTAATGCCAATGGTCGTGGCCGAATTGGGGTCGCTATCGGCCAACGCCAAATCCACCTTGAGCTTGGTGCCGGACGATCCGCTCTGCCGTACCACCTTGCGCTTGGCGATGGTGGAGCCCGTCTGGTTGTACACCTGAACGTGGCTATCCACGCCCAGCTTGCCCAGCACGTTGGCATTGAAGCCGACAGACGGAGCACTCTCCGTGCTGTCCCAAATAATCACTCCCGTGCCACCAGTCGTGGTCGGGGTCGTGTCGAAGGCAAAGGCGTCAGCGAGAATCTTCCCGTTGTCGTCAATGGTGGGAACGCTGCCCTGAATGGTCGAGCCGCCCGTGCCGTCCGCTCGGATGATGGCGTTGTCCGTGCTCCCCGTGGACCCAGAGATGGACCCCGAAGACGAGAGCGTAGTGCCGCTCATCGTAAGCCCGGTGCCAAGAGTGATCTCCTGCGGGTCGCCAGACCCCGAAGCCGACCCACGGCCAATCAGCTTGGACGCCGCAGACACATCCTGCATCTTGGCGTAGCTCACCGCGCCGTTGTCGATAGTCCACGTAGCGCCACTAGAGCTTACCGTGATGTCGCCTTTATCGCCATCAGAGATTCCGCCACCACCACCACCAGAAGCGTAGGACAGGCTGTTCCACGCCGTCGTGCCGTCGCCAAACTTAATCTTCAGCGTGTCCGTCTCCAGACCCAACTGACCAGCCTCCAATACAGGGTTATTGGAGGTCCAGTTAGCAGCCGTGTCCCGGCGATGACGAATAATGGCAGGAGTGCTCATACTGATGTACCGTCGTCCAAGTCTACTACAGAGGAGGCATAGGTGGTCGTGCTGCTCCCCTCGTCTAGATCAAAGGTGGAAAGGATGCCATCTGACGACCCGGCGCTGAAGTCCCAAGCCCCGCTCAGAGCCCCGCCCGCCCGCCACCGGCCATCCTGCCCCAATACGTGCACCGTATCACGCCGGAAGGGAGGGATGGGCTTCCATCCAGCTCCCCGCCCCAAGTCCTCCAACGACCATTCATCTCTCAGGTCGCGGACAAGGGTGTCCTTCGTAATGGCGGGCATTGGCCTATTCTACCCTACAAAAACAAAGGGCCACCCCGCAGGATGGCCCCGTAAACCACGTTTCCTTGCGATTTAAGCCACTTTGTCGGCCTTCTTGGACCAGAGGCTCCATCCCACCGCCAAAAGGCTCCCAATCGAGCCCGCGACGGTTTCAATGGTGCCGCTGTCCAGCTCAATGCCCTTGGCAATGAGGTAGCCCGACGCAATGCCGAGCAGGTGACGAACGATGGAGGTGATGACGGAGGCGTTCATTCTTTGATGGGATTTACAGCCGATTCTAACACCTGAATAGCCTGCTTGAGCAGCTCGTGGTCTTGCCGGGTGCCCCGAAACTCAGAGCACACCTGATTGATGATGTTTAGTGCCTGTTTGGCGTCCATAAATGATCTCTAATGGCGGCTTATGGCCGTTAGGCAATCGTAAACGAGGACTAGCCCACAACTGCCAGAAGCCTGTCCTAACGATAGGCGCGGGTCTTAGCCGCCACCCTAGCAGGCTGCTTGGAGAACTGCTTCCCCGACCGCATCGCCTTACGCTTGGCCGCATTCGTAGCCGCACGCTCGGAAGGACTGAGGGAAGCCCAAGCCTTCTCGGGCAGATAACGTTCTCCCGTTTTGAGGGAGGGCTTCCCGCTGTACGTGCGCCATTTCTGGCGCGTCCAGTCCACCAAAGAACGCTGCTGAGGCTTCAAGACTTATATCCCCCGCCAGCGCCCTTGTACTCTCGGGCTAAGAACTGCGCCTTGCGGGCGCTCCATTGACCCGGCCTACCACCCTTGGAACCAGCCAGAATACGGCGATAGATGTTCTTACGCAGGCCGGGGCGTGTGTACACCCCGGCGCTGTTCACCGTAGACTTCTGGGGCATTACAGCGGCGTCAGCCCGAGGTTGGTGGCGATGCAATCTAGCTGATACGGCTCGTCCTCGGTGATCGGACCGGCGGCCCAGTTGTCCCACTGGTCCTCGGTCATATTCACGTTGCCGTTCTTGAGCACGGTCACGATGTTCTGCTCGGGAGCCGCCGCGATGAGGACCGCGCCGGTGGTCGGGTCGATCTGCTCGGGAACCGGGGGAACGACGACGACGTTCTGAAGCTCGTAGTAATACTGCGGAGGAGTGCCGAGCGCGATGCTGCGGATGTAGAGCGTGTTAGCCTCGCCGGGATAAACTGCGACGGGAACAATGTTCGTTTGCATAGGAGAAAGGTGTTAGGTGCCGACAAGAACCTTGTAAGTGTTGCCAGCCGAGTCTTGCAGCGTAACGTAGCCCGTAGCAGTCGGCGCACCCGAAACGTAAGCGTTATTGAGCCGAAGAGCACCGGCGAGAATGCAACGCTGGCTGCTGTCGAGGGTGAGCGCGGTCGTGTTGTTGGTGCTTACTTGAAACGAGTCTGCACTCGGAATCGAGATTTTAAAGAAAGCCCCCGGCGCGTAATTGATGGAGGCCGTATTAGAGCCAGAAATCAAATTCAACTGGGAATAGCCGCTGGCGTTCCCATTTTGAATCGTGAGGCTCGTGTAAGCTGCCGCCTGCGCCTTGGAGATGGTGACCGGACCAGCAAACGTCGCGTTCTGGCTGCTGTCGAGGGTGAGGGCGGTCGTCTGATTGGTCCGCAGGATCAGCGAGTGCGACGTGTAGCTCTCTAGGAACGTGTTCGTTCCGTTGAAGAATAGCCGCGATTGGATCGAGCCGTTCGCCGATAGGTTAAGCGTCGGCGCAGAGGCTCCGATATGATCGACAACCAGCGAGCCAGCGGCGGCGCGATAGAGCGCCGTGTCCGTCCCAAATCCAATTCCACCCGCACTGGTCGTATGGCTCGTGAGCTGGAGCTTGCCGTTGCCGGAGTCCGTCGTCGTGCCGACGAGCACGTTTCCGTTGCTGGTGACGGTGAATAGTTTTGAGAATGTCGTGCTTCCAGCGGGGGCGCGACCAACGGCAAATTGATCGGAGCCGAACGTAAAAGCATCAAAGCCACCAACGTCTACGCGCCACGAACTAAGGCCGGAGTTGGCTTGAGCATTGCCGTCGGTCCAGTTGGAGGTGGCATAAAGTCCGTTGTAATTTACGGACGCGCCACCATTTGATGCGATAAGGCTCTTTTGAGTCGCGACGCCCGACGCATTAAGCAGCAGCTTTGCGTCAGTAGAGGTAAGGGTCAACGTCCCGGTAAGAGTAGTCGCGGTTGATGTAAGCGTAGCGCGGGTCGCGCCTCCGGTCTGAAGGATTAAATTGGCAGAACCTGCCGAATCCAAAACCGTATTGGTATCATTACCGTAGAACGTCCCGTAGGAAACGCCGGACTTTTGAATGGTAAAGTTGCCTCCGGTTGTGCCGTTGGCATAAAAAATTGGATATGCACCACCGCTGACGGTGATTGAACCACCTGATGCGGTGAGGTTGCCGCCGAACGTCGGACTGTAGGCATTCAGCTTGCGCGTGCCGTTCGTCGTGCCGTCTACAGCCAGAAAGTCGTCCGAAGCCGTGGACGAAGCCGTAGTTGAAAGTGAATTGATGCGAATGTCGGCCATTTTAGGTGACGGCTATGAATTGATTGCTGCTGCTGTCGATAAACCTATCCCCAGATGAGGTAACTAAGCTGTAAATGATGTCAGGTTCCACCGTCTGAGGACGGCTAAGGAGCACATCGCCCCAGAACTCCCGGTCAGCGTTAAGCGGCGTCAGCCCCTTATTGGACGTAAAAGGCCGGACAAGGAGTGGAACGTCAAACTGCATTACAGGTAGTTCAGCTCCTGAATCTCCACCACTACGTCCGTCGAGTCATCACGGATCGCCTTGGCCTTCAGGGCCTGCGTGCGGGTCCAATAAGCCGTGGAACCATCGGGATACTGGAAGCCAAGGCTCGTCGTAGGGCTCGTCGAACCGTCCAAGGTCACGCGAGCATTAGCCCCCGTAAACTGCACAAACACGTGCGTCGTGTCAGCTTGGAGGGTGAAATCAATGATGTCCTCAGCAGTCGAACTAATCGTGTTCTGCTTGTGCGTGGCCCCGTTCTGCGGGATGGCCTGAGACGGGGTGTTGACGATGCGGGAGTTTGCCATAACTTAGAAGCGGGCTTGAGAGGTTGCGTGACTGCGGAACCGGGACGCCACTCGGTTGGCGTTCCGTTGGTTCATAGCGTTTTCCAATTCTAGCACAAGAAGGGACTCGGCGTAGCCCTCCTCAGCCTGAGCCTTGTCGTTCTGCCCATCGTAGCGGAGGAAGTCCGCAAAGGCAGCGTGCGCCCCGTAGTGGAAGAACTCAAGCGGAACATTCTGGTTGGTGGTGTTGTTGTAGTCACCCTCCCACCGCTTCTTGTAGTCCACGTAGAAGGTCGTCAGGCTGTCCGTGTTGGACAACACCCGCGCACCGTCATACGTGACCACGAACTCAAACTCGTCCACGCTGTTCGTCAGATAGGGCTGCTGGTCGTAAACCCGAAGGAAGGTATCAATCGAGTTCAGCGTCACCTGATCGAACGGAATGACGTTGGAGCTAGCCGCCCGCGCCTCCCCCAAGACCATATACCGGGGCCAATAGGACGACCGGCGATAGGCGTTGTAGATGCGCCGATTGATGAAGCTCCCAATCAACGTCTCCTCTTGCGGGGTCAGGGAGGTATTCCCGGACAGCGCCTTAACGAGCGTGAGCAGATTGCTGTAAGTGTCGGTTTGCATTACACCTTATTAGGGCAGAGATGCGGGAACTTCTTCTGGTGGTAACGGATGAACTCCTTGCTGTTCACTTCCTTACGTCCGTACTTCGTAATCAGCCGAAAATACTCATCCGCAGGATAGAACGCCACCGCCTTACCCAAACCCGGAATGGTGCGATGACCCTTCCACCGCTGGGCCTCCTGCGCCGCCATAATCTCCTCTTTCTTCTCGTTCGCCTTAATCAGCTCAAACCCAGTCCGAATCTCGCGGATTAGGGCATCCTTCACAGCCCCTTCTCCGGGCAGCGCGGTGATGATTTGCATAAAAAAGGGCTCCCCCGTGTGGAGGAGCCCCATTGTAACAGCCTAGGCTGGTCTTAGCTGAACTTCGCCAGATCGACGATGCGGAGGCCGATGATGATCTCACCAGCGGTCAGGGAGGCGACAGCCGAATCCGTGACCTTGATGTAGATGTCCGCCGCCGAGGCCGACTGCTTGACCGCCTGCGTGAGGCCGGAAGTGTTCGTCGCGGTGCCAGCGGTGTACTGGTCACCCGTGTTGAACACGGGAGCCGTCATCGCGTCAACGTCGAGCGCATTGATGAACTCGTCCGGGTCAGCGGAGGTGGTGCCAACGTCGATGACCAGCGTGCTAGAGCCCGCGATGTCCACCGTGTTAGCAACACCCACCAGCTCAACCGCACCGTGCGCCGGGATCGAAGCAATGACCCGCGTGCCACCGTTGCCGATAGCGATCAGATCATTGTAGTCCAGACGGACGTAATCGGTGAAGACGCTGCCCTCATTAACAGTAACTTTAGCCATTGTGATGTCTCCTTGGTTAGGGGTTAGCTCAGGACGGTGATCTTGCCGTGCGCGCCCGGATGCGCCACCTTGAGGGTGCCGGTCCAGTCCACATAGCCGCGCTCACCACCACCGAGATTCGGCAGGCGGGTCGAGCCGAGGGGGATCAGCTCGCCAACCGCGTAGTACTCGGGGTTGATCAGGTAGCCGGTGTCCTTGTTCGTGGTGTCCGGCGCGCAGTCCGGGTTCATATCCACGATGGTGACGATGCCGTGGTCGGACTGATACTGACCAACGGACAGCTTGATCAGGCCAGAGGCCGAATTGCTGTTGAAGGTACGGATCGGGCCGGTCGAGCTGTCAGCACGGGCGAAGTCGCTGATGACCCGGCGAAGAGCCGTGTCAGCGATCAGGGTGAGGCTGTTCGTCACACCGGACACCCGATAGATCGAGGTGATCAGGTTGTTCAGAACGGTCTCATTGAACGTGCCCGAGCTGTGGATGGAGCCGGACGGGGTGCGGTAGTCCGAAGGGACATCCGAAGGACCAGCCGAGTCAATCCAGTCACCGAGGCCGCGCATCGTGTAAGCGACGCCGCCACCGTTCTCAGCCGCACGGTCCTGAGTGCCGAGGAGGGTCTTCTCAACGTCACGCTTCAGTTCCTTGACGCCCTTGAGTTCCGCACGAGCGATGTCCTGCGGGCCAACCGAGGAGACGGCCTGCTGGAGGTCCGACACGCGGTAGGACCGGCGGAGCTTCTGGACGTAGTTACCAAGGCGGGCGACCGACTCGAACTTGTCGTCGAAGTCAGTAACGTCAGCGCCTTCGGAGACCGCCGTGGAGGTCGGGGTGGACAGCTTGTCCACGCCCCACTCAACGAAGGTGCCATTGCACTTGAACTTGTCCGCCGTGCTGAGAACGGGAGTCTCAGAGGGGGACAGCATCGACATAGCGTCCTGCAAGTCTTCGCGGTTAAGGGCCGCGCTGCCGGGCGAGGTGGTATCGTAGGTATTCGAGAACGACATAACTAATTAGGTTTTACGTTTGGAGATTTGAGCTGCACGGAGGGCGATGAAGTCGTTGCTGCTTCCTGTTTGTTTAAAGCGGGCTTCCACTTCCTTCAGGGACTTTTCCACCCGGCTATCCACCCGTTCAGAGACGGATGCATTGGTCGAGGGATTTGACGGAGGATTGAGTGACGGCGACTTGGAGGTCGGCTCAATCACCCTGCGGCCATACATAGAGTTGGCTGCGTGAGCGATGAGGTACTCAATCTGCGGCGCGATCTCGGGGACAGCTTCCTTCACGCGCATCAGACGGGGGTCATTGACCATCGCCTCATAGCGTTTACGGGTATCGTTGTCCTCGCCATCGAGCCAACCCAGCTCCTTACGGGCCTGCTGCTTAAAGCTGCCTTCAAGCTGTTTCCGCTGCTCACCCTGTTGCAATTCGCTGAACTGCGCCGGAATGAACTTATCGCGGGCCTTGCGGGCCTTACGGAGTGAATCACGGATGTCCGCCTTGGTGTATTCCTTGCCGTCCACCGTCGCCGCAACGTCAGTTGCAGAGAGGTCTTCAGCGCGGAACAGAACCTCCTCAGCCCACTCAATGACCTCATCGACCTCCTTGCGCTTGCCTTGGAGTTCGCTGATGTCCTTTACGTTGGCGTAAGGGTTGTTCTCTACCTTCGGCTCGGGGATTTGCTGCTTCGCTTGCGCGATTGCAGCCTCAAGAGCAGCCGCCTTCTCCTCAGCCATTTTTCGTTTGGCAGTCAGTTCAGCGATGCGCTTGAGAAGACCGCTCTTACCCTTTTGGGCAAGCTCGGCAATCTCCTCATCCGTCAACTCGTCAATGTCCTTAGAAAGAACCTCCTTTGGATTCGTTTCCTTGGGCTGAGAATCGCCCTCCTTGGAGGGAGCCTCATCCTTCGGAACTTCTTCCTTCGGAGCCGCTTCAGGCGTTACTTCGGCTTTCACCTTGGTACGCTTGGCAATTCGGGAGGACAGGAAATCCTGATCCGTCATTGGCTTGTTTTCCACGGCGGGTTTAGCGTCTGCCGCGTCGGACGTTACGACTTCTGACATAGGATTGTGAACCGCCGTATTTGCGCCCCGGCGAATGCGATGGCCGGAATCCTACCACAGTAGACTTAGTGCTTGACCTAGAGCCCTATTGCTGAGGCTATTAGACGCCCAATGGTGCAAAGCATAGCATTTCGCTGGCCCGGATTCCGGGCGTTCTACCAAGGCCCCGCCCACCGGCGTGGAAGGCAACCCCTTGGGGATTGAGCGAAGATGCGGGTTGGAGCCCCGCTTGGGCACAGATTTATGGACCCTAAAGCCCTAGAAAGACTGCACAATAGCCAAGACTTCCTCGCCTTCCTCCGGGATGTGAAGGGAGGCCGGGAGTACTGGATTCGCCAGCTCCACGATGTGAAGACGGAAGCCCTTCAGCAGATCAGCGGGCGCATCCTCGCGGCAGATGACATTCTCTACAACGCGAGATACGAGGAACTAGAAGCCCGGTTTACCCGGTTGCATTCAGACCCTGAGTCTGCATTTCGCCCATTTGCGCCGGTTGCGTACCCAGACGACCAATCTGAGCATTCTGAGCCTGCTGCATTTGGAAGACGTACTGGGACTGGTATTTCTGAAGGCGAGCCTGAAACGCTTCGTCGCTCTGGAGGCGCTGGGAAACGTCGGGCTGCTGCACATACTGCTGTATGACCTGCATTGCGACCTGAGCCCCGTTAGGACGGGCTCCGACCTCAATGCCAGCGTAAATCTTGGACAGATCGTCGGTGACCTGCTTGACGATCTGCTGCTGGGCCTCTTGAGCGGGCTGGAGGACGCTATCAGCCAGTAGGGGGTTAACCGCCGCCGCCATCACCTCCAGCATCCGGTCCACGTTGATGCGACCATTGCGGTCGAACTGGAGGAGGCTGACGAACTGGTTGAGCTGCGCCTCAAGGGTCTCGGGATCGGTCGTCAGGACATCGAAGTTGATGTTGATGTCGAAGTTCTCATTCGGATCGCCGCGACCAAAGCGCACCGGATCGGGATTTCCCGTTACGCGGAAGAACACCTGCTCGGGACCGAACCGCTGATAGCACTTGTAGGTCATCCGCAGTACGTCTCTCACGTGAGTGAGGAACTTATCTACGAAGAACTGTTGGCGGATGCGGGACATCGGGTTCTGGTGGTCCAGACCCATAAGACGGTCGGCCTGCTCAATCTGCGTGCGCTCCATCTCCACGCTGCCGGGGTTGTAGGCAGGAGTAGGCCCAAACTGAATCTCGCCCATACGGCGATAGGCGACCTTAACTCCCGGCCCCCATTCAGGCGCGGGCGTTCCCGCGGGGTACATAATGGCGGGAA